TTCATCCCAAACTATTATAAGTTGTGTTTCGTCTAAACTGTTTATAGTAACACTTCCGTTTACACTCATGCCGCCTGCTTCACCTGAAAGAGTTGCTCTTTGTAATTGTAGTTGAGACAAGCCTGCACGGTATTGTCCAGGTAATGATTCAATAAGTATAGGCCAACGTACTGCGCCAGCAATTCCTCTATCCACTATTTGTGCAATATTATTCATTACAATTATATCATAATCTTTATATGTAGAAACACCAACATTAACTCCATTACGTTGAACTCTATCTTCCTGCTTATTCATAGATGGTAGTTCTTCCGGAGAATCACTAAATGCTTTAAGTTCAGGAATACTTGTTCCTAAATTAATTGTTCCAGCACTTTCATCAAAAATACTCATTACTACACTTGTAATAACTCCTAATTTTTTAACTTTTGCTGGAAGATTTATGTATATAGGTGTACTAAAACTTAACTGTGCTACATCGATTTCACTTTCAGTTCCTATAGGAATAGCTCTAGAACTAAAATTCATTGCAGTCAATTCTACTGTAGTTAAACTACTCCAATCAACATAATTGTCTGTTGTCTGTATTTCTAAACTAGGATTGAATAACATTAACAGTTGTTCCATTATTTGCAATTTTTGGTCAGTGTTAGTTGACCAAATATCTACATTGACTTGAAGTGTATAAGGACTAGGCATAATACGTTCTACAGTATAGTTTTTACCTTGTGTATTCAAATATTCTTTATTTTCAGAGTCATAAGCACGTTCTCTAATATGTACTTTACTTGTAAACGAACTGTCGCTAGTACGTGTTCTGTCCTGTTCTAGTCCAGTTACATAAACTGCCATACGAGGAGCACTTGGAATTTTGTTTTCAGAATTATCTCTTAAAATATGACCTACTTGACGTGTGATATCACCGTACATCACCGGAACTTGTACGATTTTACCGTCACCGTCTTTATATGAAAAGTTACTAAACAGTCTTATTAACTGTGTAATATATCTTCTTATTTGTCCGTCATAAAAATGTTGCATTATTTTTTACATCCACAATCTCTAATAAAGAAATGTACAATAGCCATTGTAAACCACATCCATGTCATTTCGCCAATTCCAAGTAGTGTATTACTGTGAGCAAAGTGCATAGTGTGATCCATTGCCGCGCCAGCACCCATTGACATTGGCATCATATCTAGGAAGAAAAAATAAATTCCTAAAATTAAAAATATTAATCCTGCAAATTTATGTCTCATGTATTATCTGCCTTTGCTTTTAGTGCTTGACTTAATCCTTGTCTTTCTTTCACAGTATCGCCTCCAATTTTAGCTTCATTTGTGTTATTTACAAATGTTCCTTTTTGTGTTTGTTTAGTGTCTGTATTTGACAATGACATTCTTACATTATCTTCCATTTTAACCCATCTTCTTCCATCATATCTAAATAATCTATTTGGAAACATATCAACTCTTAAAAAATAATCACCTTCAACTTGCGAAGTTGGAAAACCTATGCCACTTCCAAATGCTTCACCGTTTGGTGCTAGTCCGTCTCCAATAATATAGCCCTGATAACCTTCACGTTCTGGTGTTTGATTTACTCTATCTGCTAATTCATTTTGTGTGCTTGCATCAAGTTCGCTACTATCTGTAGTAACAAGTTCAGGCACACCTCTATCATCTACTTGCAATGTATACAAGTGACTTGTATCATATCCTGATTTAGGAGCATCTGCTTCAGCTTGAGCAATTACAGCATTGTTGACTTGCATTTCTGCTTCGTATGTACTTAGAACATCACGTAAAGTTTGTGAACTTCCTTCTTGTGCAGGTAAATCAAGAATTTCTTTAAACTCTTGACTGTCTACAATCTGCTTCATTTTTATTCTATATAAGTGCGGATACCAAGTTTGTGAAAATCCTTCACTAGCTCTGTTAACATCTTCTACTACATAAAAACGCTTTAATGCTACACTAAAATCATTTAGTGCATTTTCATCTTTTAAGTGTGGAAGCTCTATTACATCACCAGACATAATTTTACGTCCAAGTGTTTTGACACTATAATTTATAGGTATCGTCATAAAAATAATGTCATTCTGTAAAAATAAACCAAATTGGCTCATATCGAAATCTACATCTGAGACATTGTATATGCCACGCATTGTATAAATGTCTGGATCATACTTACGATCTCTATTTTCCATAAACAGCATGTCTTGTATGTTTGTTTCAGCAACAGCATTATAAGCAGGCTGATCAGCAGTAGCTTCTTCTTCGCTAGGATTTCTAGGGCCTAAGTACTTGTGTACAAAGACGTCGGTACCACCAACTGTAAACATCTCGGTGATCTGTTTGTCTAAAAACGTGTAATCTTTCCCTCTTTCGGGTTTGTATAAACTGAGTCTCGGCATAGTAATAGTATTTATCGTTCGCATAAATACATTGTACGGAGAAGATACATGTCAACAAATATTAATACAAAAAAACAAGAAGTTTACAAATACGTAGAATTAAGCCTTGGTGGAGGTATGGTTGACGTTGAGCTTGATCCCGAACACTATGAAAGTGCTCTACATACAGCATTAACTAAATTTAGACAACGCAGTGAAAATAGTGTTGAAGAATCATACATCTTTTTACCTACAGTAATTGATCAAAACGATTATGTACTTCCTTCAGAAGTAATGGAAGTTCGCAAAATTTTCCGTAGATCAATAGGATCGCGTACAGGCGGCGGAGATGGCGGAACATTATTTGAGCCATTTAACCTAGCCTATACAAATACCTACTTATTAGCTAGTAGCAACATGGGCGGATTAGCAACATATAATGCGTTTGCAGGCTATCAAGAATTAGTTGGTAGAATGTTTGGTAGTTTTATTGAATTTAAATGGAATAGAGCTACAAAAAAATTAACTATGTTACAGCGTCCTAGAGCCGAAGAAGAAATTTTACTCTATTGCTACAATCATAGACCAGACTTTGAACTATTAGATGACTATATGGCTGTGCAATGGATAAAAGATTATACACTTGCAAAGTGCAAATATATACTAGGTGAAGCACGTAGTAAGTTTGCAACTATTGCTGGTCCACAAGGTGGTTCAACTCTTAACGGAGATGCCCTAAAAACTGAAGCACAAGCTGAAATGGAAAAGTTAGAAGCTGATGTAGCACTTGCAGTAGCAGGCGGCGTAGGATACGGCTTCACAATTGGTTAAAAAACACTTGACTTCTACTAAATTATAAAGTATACTATACATTATAACTTAGGAGATCAACTTGATAATTGGAATTTGTGGCTTAATTGGTTCTGGTAAAGGCACAGTAGCAGACGTTCTAGTAGAAGAACATAAGTTTGAAAAAATATCATTTGCAGATAAACTTAAAGATGCAGTAAGTATACTGTTTGATTGGCCTCGAGATATGCTTGAAGGCGAAACACCCGATAGTCGTTTTTGGAGAGAACAAGAAGATAAGTTTTGGACAGAAGAAACTGGTCGTTCTGTAACCCCAAGATTAGTACTCCAAGAGTTTGGTACAGATTGTATGCGTAATGGATTCTATGATGGTGTATGGGTTAGCTTTGTAAAGAAGAAAATTATAGACAATCCGGATCAAAACTTTGTTATTCCTGATGTACGTTTTGAGAATGAAGTAGAAGTAATCAAAGGTATGGGAGGAAAAGTATGGTGTGTAAAGCGTGGTCCAGATCCTTTATGGTTTAGACAATATCAAGACTTAGGATTAGAACCTACTGATGTACATCCAAGTGAATGGCGCTGGGCTAATGCACAATTTGATTTTAATATCTATAATGAAGGTACAATTGACGATCTTAAAAGTCAGGTAAAAGGTCGCCTTGCTTCCACTTTACGCCTTGCTTCTGCATAATACGTTGGCAGTTTGCACATATAGTTTTTAGGTTACTACGTAAGGTATTATTTAAATCACCATCTGCATGGTACACATTAAACTGTTCTTTATGATTACTTTTGTAATTACATTTTTCACAAATTTCTAGCTGTCTATAACCTGCACGATACCACTTAGGTATGCCATGTCCTTTACCGTTATGTAAGCAAGTTTCACATTGTTTGCGGTAGTATGTTTTATTTTCTTTTTT